AAAAAAAAACAAAAAAAAAAACAAAAAAAAACAAAAAAAAAACAAAAAAAAAATGAAAACAAAAGACCTCTATACTAATCTAAGAAGCCTAAGAATGCTTCAACTCGATGAAGAAATCAAAAAAGGTGATTTGCAGTACTGCGAGCCATTTATAATTAATGGCAAACCTGAACCTGACAGTTTTACCCTTGACAAACACATCTTTAAATGTGAATGCAAAGGTGACCCTTGGGCTGGCAAGACCGTTCGTATAGTCAAACAAACAAACAACCCTTCCGGCGTTCTCTCTGGAAACAACTTCTTCCGCCGTCTATCCATTTTCCAAAAAATCCTTCGTTTTCTCGGAAAGGAATACTAAAATATGCAACCTCAACTCCCCCTAACAAAGGGGGCCTTACTAATCGACAACTCCTTTCTCGAAGACTTCATCTCCTGTCCCCGTAAGGCTCAATACCGCTACATGCAACGTCGCATCCCCTCAGGTGAACGCAATGCACTAAACTACGGCACCGCTATTCACACAGCCTTGGAATATCGCTACGTTCAATGGAACAACTCCTCTCCCTCTCCTTCGCAACGGCAAGAACTCACCCACGTACTCCAAGACTACTTTGGAAAAAATCCCTGTAGCGAAGAAGACTGGCGTTCTGTTGAGTTCGCCGATGAAACAATCACCGAATATCTCAAAAGATACAATGTAGAACCCTTTCGTCTCATTTGCGATATAGACCAACATCCGATGGCGGAACTTTCTTTTTCCGTTCCTCTCTATGTTCATCGCGCGACTCTCACCGATATTGACGGTTCTCGCTTCGAACAAGTAATTCCCATAGTCTACACAGGCCGCATCGACCTCGTAGTTCTCTGGGACAACCAACTCGGTATTGTCGACCATAAAACCTCTGGAATGCTTGGCAATACTTTTATCGAACTCCACCGCGTAGCTCCGCAATTCGAAGGTTACTGCTGGGCATTACAAAAAATCACCGGCCATGAACCTTCGTTTTTTCTCATAAACGGTATTCGTACGAAAAATAAACCTTTAAAACCTGCCAGCGGTTGGGACAAATGGTGGGATGAGTCTTTTCTTCGTCATAAAGAATACATCAAACCCGGGCAGTTGGAAGAATGGCGTTTAAACACCATTGCATTAATTGAAGAGTTTTTCTTCCACTGTGTTGACAAACAATACATGCCCCAGAAGAAAAAAGCATGTACAATGTATGGCAAATGTCCCTACTACGACGTTTGCTGCCTCCCTACTTCTCAGCGCGAAAGCGAACTTAACAGCGATAAGTTCACTACAAACGAATGGACCCCCTTGAAACCCTTGAAAGATTCTTCCAAGGTTAAAGCCTAAAAAAGATATGAACTTTCCCCTTCCGGGCGTTATCATTCCTGTGACTGATATCTCGCCTAAAACCTTAATTCTTTATGGCCCACCAAAAATTGGTAAGACTCAAATTTGTGCAGCCCTGCCCTCTTATATCCTTCTGGATATTGAACACGGTTCTTCATACTTCCAAGGTACAAAAGCGATCTTGGAAAATATCCTTCAAATCACGGCCTTTGAAGAATTTGTGAAGAAAAATAACAAACCTTATAAATTCATCGTCGTCGATACTTTGGACGAACTCGAAGTCTGGTGTGAGCAAGAAGCCACTCGTCGATATAAAGCTACTATTATCGGAAAGAACTTCTCAGGTTTTTCTGTATTGGAACTTGCGCAAGGCGGTGGCTATTTACACCTGCGTAATATATGGTACGAATACTTCAACCGCCTTCGCCAACTCGCTCAGTATGTCATCTTCATCGGCCATGTGAAAGATAAGATGCTTACTATTAATTCAAAAGAAACAGCCGCGGCTGATCTCGACCTCACTGGAAAGGTTAAAAACATAACCTGTTCTTATGCAGACGCCATCGCTCACGCTTTTCGTGATAAAGATGGAAGTTTGAAACTCACATTTATAACAAAAGATACAGCGAACTGTGGTTCTCGTTGCCAGCATCTTGCTGGGAAGGAGTTTACATTTAACAACCCCGCAACTATTGAAAATTGGAGACAAATTTATGTTGACATTTGAATTTTTTAGTAATTTTAAAGAGAATGAAGTATACTACACACGTTCGGTTTTTTATCTCGACTATTTACAGCATGACGTACAACAGTTCATGCAAAAAGCCGACCAACTTCAGCCTGACAAGCCCACAATGCCTTCCGAGGACGTTAAGCAACTCCGCGTAAACCTCATTTACGAGGAACTCACCGAGCTTCGACTCGCGCTAAAGGACAATGACCTCGTTGAAGCCTACGATGCAATTATTGACCTCCTCGTGGTTACAATTGGAACCGCAAACGCCCTTGGAATGCGCTTACAGCCCGGTTGGGATGAAGTTCATCGTTCGAATATATCCAAATTCATTGACGGACACAAACGTGAAGACGGCAAGTGGGTTAAAGGCCCGTCTTATTCCCCCGCTGAGCTTAAACCAATTATTGAAGAACAACTAAAAGGAAAAGAAAATTTATGAACGAAATAACTGATTCTTTGGAAGATTTGCCTACACCTATACCTTTACCTTCGCCTTCGCCTTCGCCTTTACCTTCTCAAATCATCCTAACCGATGAGCAAAACCAAGCCATTGACTTAATTCTCTCATGGCTTTTTAAATCCCCCCGTCAAGTATTTAAACTTGGTGGTTACGCCGGCACTGGGAAAACAACCATCATTCGCACATTAATCGAGCGCCTTGACGACCTTAACGAACGTTGCGTAGTAATGGCTTTCACCGGAAAGGCTTGCTCAGTCCTGTGTAGGAAAAATGTCCCCGCCGGGACTATTCATTCAAACATCTACAACTGCGAATGCGACAATAAAGGCAATTACACTTTCACAAAACGTGCCTCCATTCCTCTTCAACCTCGTCTTATAATAATCGACGAAGCGTCAATGATTTCCACAGACCTCTGGGAAGACCTCCTTTCTTTTAAACACAAAATCCTTTGCGTAGGAGACCCTGGACAGCTTGAACCCGTTGGAGACAATCCTAATCTAATGCACGAACAGGATTTTTGTTTATCAAAGATTCACCGACAGGCAGAAAAGTCTCCCATTATTACTCTCGCACATCAAATACGCTCTACAGGAATTTTGCCTTCTTGTAAAGAAACTCCCGAGCTTTCCATACGAAGCAAGCGTGTCGACACGAAGTTCTTTTCTTCCGTTTCACAAGTTATTTGTGCGAAAAATGCCACACGTAATTCTTTTAACGCTTCAATACGTCAACTAAAAGGCTTTTCTCCCTGTACAATACTCCCAGAAGAAAAACTAATTTGTTTGAAAAACAACCTCCGTTTCGGTATTTACAACGGACTCATTTGCTTCGTTAAATCCGTTGTCGAACACGAAGACTACTTCATGTGTCAGCTTGTTGACGAGATAAACACACAACTTCCTAATATAAAAATCTGGAAAGCCCCTTTTCTCCGTCAACTTCAACAAGGCGAATTCTGTCCTCCTTATCTCGCACATTTCGACTACGGCTACGCAATCACCTGTCATAAGTCACAAGGCAGTGAATGGAACAATGTAGCCTTATGGTTTGAATGTATGCCACCAAAAGTCTGGGATAATAAAAGATGGCTTTATACGGGAATCACCCGCGCAAGTAAACAATTAACACTGTTTAAGTAATAAACAATAAACATTAAAAATAAAATAAACAATAAAAAAAAAATGAAAGACTCACAAAACATCCCTTTTAGTAAAAACCCCCTTTATGCGTCCGCCATTCGTGATACTTTAAAACGCAAAGGTTTGCTTCGGGAAAAAGAACCCACCGATGGAGAAAAGGTAATTCAACGTGTAACTCCTATAATCAATCGTGTTACTCAACAAATCGAAGCAATTCTACAGGCTTGTCCAACTCCTGAACATTATAAACGTGACGCCACTGCCGATCTTGTCGCAGCTATGTTTCGTAACGAGTTCAACAAATGGTCTAAGGAAGACCTAGTATATCTTTGTGTTTATTTTCACGTTTCACATCTTATTGAAAATACTGACATGCAAGTCGCCCAAGGTCTCGTTGGTGAACACAAGGATAAGCCCATTTAAATTAAACCGAATTTAACCCCGCATTAGGGGTTCGACGCTGACATCGTATATGTCAAAACAAAGAAAACAAAGAAAACAAAGAAAACAAAGAAAACAAAGAAAACAAAGAAAACAAAAACAAAAACAAAAACAAAAACAAAAGTAAAAACAAAAGTAAAAACAAAAGTAAAAACAAAAGTAAAAACAAAAACAAAAGTAAAAATGAAAACTAACTACATCTACGGTCTTGTGGCAAGCGGTCTTCTCCATCCCACTGACGAAACCTCGGGCAACGGCAATTCAATCGACACCGGCGTCCCTGGTACCGAAGAAGATACGGACCCCCTGGCCGGCACTGGTGATGAAGTCGACCAATCCTATCCGATTCTTCCGGCGGCCAAGTATCAAGTAATCGTGAAGTCCGCTGAAATCGTCCCCGGAAAGAAGGATCCCAGTTCGCAACTCATCAAAATCGCCTACGCTAATGCGAAGGGCGAAACCACTGTGAAAGGCGAACAGGTTGAAGCGGGAGAAGTCCAATTCACTCAACACATTCTAATTACTCCCACGGGTAAAATGACCGCGAAGATGATTAAGAAAGCAGTTGCTCGCTTCGCCGTCGCCACGGGCAATGGGTCGTTGCAACTTCGCGAGCTGGTCGAAGACATTCGCAAGTCCACAAAGGACTCTCCTTCTTGTGTTGTCGACAAGCCTCTCACCATCAAGGTCGCTGTTGCTTCCGAAACAACGGACTTCCCCGAACGTAACGAAGTTAAGGAAATTGTCCTTGAGGGTTAAACCTAATAAGCAATAAGCAATAAGCAATAAGCAATAAGCAGTAACAAATTCCCACTTAGAAGCTTCATCTCCTTCTAAGTGGGAATCTTAAAAAGATTCAAACTCTTGAATTGATACAAATCTTAGTATGCTCACCACTTGCATACGTATTTTAAAATACCTCCCAATCGTTTCAATAGTTTTAATCCTTTTAACCTATATAATTACAAAAATATGGAATCGCAAATAACCACTAAAATAACAATAGCGTCAATAATCGTTTCAAACCGCCTTCGCATCGACCACTCAAACAGCGACGGCTTAAAGGAATCCCTACATGAAAACGGCACCATCCAACCCATCGTACTCACGCTTCAAGCGGACAATACTTATCGTCTTCTCGCAGGAGGTAGGCGTCTTAGTTTTCTTAAGGAACTCGGCCACGAATTCCTCTACCACGGGTCGGTCTGTGACCCTCTACATCCAGGCTTTGTTCTTGGAAGTGAACTTCCTGAAGACAAACTCCACGAGTTGGAAATTGAAGAAAATATTAAGCGCAAAAACATGTCTTGGCAAGAGCGCGTGCTCGCCATCGACACCATTCATAAAATCAAAAAGCGTCAGGCCGCACTTGAAAGTAACCAATGGGGGGAAAAAGAAACCGCGAATCTCTTAGGAATGAACACTACATGCACTGTGAACTACGCGCGAACAATCGCAGCAAAGCTCCGTGCAGAGATGCTTCCTGATCAATCAGTTTCCCCTAAGGCAAAATACTGGAATTGCACTTCTTTAACCGATGCGTATCGCCTGCGTATGCAAGAAGAAGAAGACCACATTAATACCGAACTCGCTAAGCGTATGGCTTCGGCTAATGGCACTATTATAAACACATCACCCACAATCTTCCCCCAAGACAAAAACGAAGAAGAAATAACAGGTCTTGAAGGTCTGTTCGACACCGAAGAATCTTCCCTTTCCACTTCCACCTCTTCAACGAATGAACCCACCTCCACCTCTACTTTATTTCCCACCATAATTCAGCTTCGTGAAAAAGCCCGTGGAGGTTACGCGAATCTCACAAAAGACGAAGCACGTACTTTATACCTTTTAAACCCCCTCAACCCTCCTGAAGACTTTGAAGCCTATCACGATTTAAAGTCTTCTCAGTCAAAACTCAATTTAACAATTCCACTTTCCTCAAAGCTATTCAATGTGGACTGCATAAACTTCATGCAAAACAACCCCTTGACCTTCGACCACATAATCACCGACCCCCCTTATGGAATAGACATGGCGAATCTCGACCAGCAAAACACTGGAATGGAAAACATCGCAAGTGTCGAAGCCGAGCATACCGTCGAAGGAAATTTACTTCTCCTCTCGCAGTTTTTTCCCGCTGCTTATACTTGTTTAAAAGATAACTCCTTTTGCATAATCTGGGCCGACCAAATGCTTTGGACTATTCTTTACAATTGCGCGATACAAGCCGGCTTTAAGGTTCAACGCTGGCCTATCGTCTGGTTAAAATCTCATCGCTGTTTAAACCAATCCGGGAATCAAAACTTCACAAAGACCACCGAAATCGCAATGGTATGCCGCAAAGGCAACGCCACGATGATAATTCCCGGCGAGAATGCTCACATCATCGCGATGCACGATGAATACAAACAAGAACTCGGCCATCCTTTTGTCAAGCCCTTCGCCGTGTGGGAGCATTTGATTAAAGCAGTTACAATGGAAGGGCAAACAATTCTTGAACCTTTCGCAGGACGGGGAAGTAATATCATTTCATTAATCCGTTTGAAAAGAAACTTCATTGGATGTGAAAAAGACTCTGCTCATTATAATGCGTTGATTGAAAACGTGAAACGGCATTATTTAAAATTCAACCCTAATTTTTCCTTTGCATGATTTACTCTCATTCCCACTCCGATCACTCCCTCCTCCCGGGTCAGTCCTATGAATATAACATCCCCATAGGAGGCGACCTCTATTGTATAATAATACGTGATTCTTCAATCATGCGCATTACAAAATACATAAATGGGGGAAACTTTACTCGTGAAATAGAATTTGACGAGCTCAGCGAACGCATAAAAGATACGCTTATTGAAAAACTCAACTTATAAAAATAAAAAGAAAAATAAAAAGAAAAAAAAAGAATGATCACTCCTCCCTTTCCCAACTCCCTCGCTATCGGCGGCCCTGTTCCAAACCTCTCCCCAACAGCCCTGGGCTTTTCTTTTCGTCTCGCCATTGTCGGTGAAGCCCCTGGTGAAGAAGAATGTGACCAACGCAAACCTTTTATTGGCGCCTCTGGTCGTGTTCTTGACAATATCCTTTCCCAACTCAATGTCCCCCGTGCCGCCTGTCTAATAGCCAGCGTCTGCCAATACCGACCACCGGGCAATAAGATAGAATTATTTTCCAAAACCGGTCCTGAATTCGCCCACGGCCTTGCGGAATTAAAAAAGGACTTAGACGCCTTTCAACCCAACTGTATTCTTCTTCTCGGTCGTTCCGCGCTTTACTTCGCAAAAAACGGCGAGGATAAAATCGGAAACTGGCGGGGTTCTTTTTTCATCGGGTCTGGAGTCTTCGCAAACTACAAATGCATCGCCACTTACCACCCAGCCGCTTGTCTGCGTCAATATAAATGGATGCCTATCTTACGCATGGACATCAAGCGTGCTTTTAACGAATCGACCTCCCCAGAACTTCACCTCCCTATTCGAGACTTTCATATCGACTACGACGTCGATATGATCGTTTCTCGTCTTTATAATTTTATCGAAAACTCCGAAACCGTTTCTTGCGACATCGAAGGCGGACTTGACTGTATGTCTTGCATCTCATTCGCTTCTTCGTCTTCATACTCCTTTATTGTACCCCTCGCAAAGCTTGACGGCTCTTCCTACTGGTCTTCTTTAGAAGAAGAACTTCGTATATGGAAAGCACTCTCCGCTATTCTCGCCTCCCCCAAGGTTAAAAAGATTCTTCAAAACTGTCTCTATGACGCTTTCGTTCTTGAATACGGATACTCTTGCTTCGTATCTAACATTGTCGATGACACGATGTTAAAATTTTGGGAACAATACTGTGAGCTTGAAAAAAGCCTGGCCTTTCAAACATCTCTTCTCACAAAAGAACCTTACTACAAATCTGAACGTAAGGCTTCTGACTACCACATTCACTATACATATTGTTGTAAGGACTCCGCCGTTACTTTCGAATGCAATGACCAACTTACAAAACTCCTAACTCCCACGTCTAAAAAACATTATGAATTCAACCACTCCCTTCTGCAAATCTTCCGCTACATTGAACTGCGTGGAATCAAATACGACACACAAAAAGCCACGCAACGCCTTCAAGAAGTCGATCACCATATTCATCTCCTACAAAGGGAGCTTGACCTGCTTGCAGGAGTTGGAGTCGAAAAACTTTTACTCGACCTTAAAGAACACCCTTCAAGATCTGAAACACGCTCTGCTTCAAGATTTGAAATACTCCTTTCCAAAATACAATCTGAAATTTGTTATAAAAAGAACCCCGGTCAGCCAAAGAAAGACTTTGAGGAAGCTTATCCAACAATCAAACTCCTTATCGAAGAAGTTGCAGAAACTCAACGTGAGTTTACCCCCGAGGAAATTGGATACCTTAATTCTACAATAGGCTGGTCGATGAATATCAAAGGAAAGGACTTTAAACACTTTCTTTACGATGTTTTAAAACTTCCTATACAATATAATACAAATCCCGAAACAAAGGTTCGCTCAATCACCACCGATTATGATGCTCTTTTACAAATCCAAAAATCCAAGACTCCTCACCCCGCCGTTGCCTTGGCCATTGACATTGGAATCATGCGCACTCGGAGTCAAATGCTTCACATCTTTGCCGACCCTGATGGAAGAATCCGCGCGGGTTACAATCCAGTCGGTACGACAACTGGGAGAATTTCTTGCTACACATCGCCGACCGGTTCGGGATATAACTTGCAAACAATACCTGACGCTAATTCCCTTCGGCCCCCTGGTCATCCTATACACAAAGGTATGCGTGACTTATTCATTGCCGACGAGGGATACTTTTTATTCCAATGTGATCTTAAAGGGTCGGATGGTTGGACTATTGGGGCTATTCTCAACAAATATGGAAGCCCAACAATGTTGGAAGACCTACGCTTCGGAATCAAGCCAGCGAGTCGAATTTGTTACATGCTACGCCACGGGAATCATTCCCTTATCGGAAAGCAAAGAGACGAGATTAAGTCTCTTCTCAAGGAGGTTAAGAAAGACGACTGGGATTATTTTGCTTGCAAAGTTGGCATTTGGGGCGTTTGTTATCTCATGGGTGTTGATTTACTTTCTGATCAAATAGGCAAACAGAGCGAAGGAAAGGTATGGTTAAGTAGGAGTGAAGTAACAAACTTCAGGCAAGCCGTGATGCTCGGTTATGATATTCAGAAATTTCACAACTGGGGGACGAGGGAAGTATGTCCTAAGCGTATCCTATCCGCGTCCAATGGATTCACTAGAAGATTCTTCGGTCGATCGACAGACATCCTCGGAGAAATACTTGCACATCTCCCTCAAGTATATACAACGTACGCAACAAACATGGCAGCAAGGAGCCTTTGGTATGATAAAGAAAACAGAATTCAAGATGGAGATAAAACAAAACTCAAAATCCAACCCCTACATCAAGTCCATGATGCGCTTATCGGACAATTCCCCAAAGAAGACCTTTCCTGGGCAGTTGGTAAGATTAAATCCTACTTTAATAATCCCGTCGAAATCGCGGGTCAAATAATAACAATACCTTTTGACGGGAATTATGGAACAAACTGGGCATTTGATGAAGAATCCAAGGTTGGAAATATTTGAATTTAAAAAAGCTAAAATCTAAAATAGATATGCACCTTTCAAAAGAAGAATACGATTGGTTTGAACAGCGAAGGCCGATTTGTTGCGGCTATTATTCTACTAGAATAATTGCAAATCCAAATCCTATATACTCTAGCCCACGATACTTCTGCCCAAGTTGTGAAAAGACCTATAACTTTCGAGCAGCCGGTATTATCATCACATCCAGATTATCAAGAACCGACAAACGCCTAATAGCCGAAGAGCTTTACTAATACTAATATGCCCTCATTCCTTTCCGACTATATTCACTACACCTCCGGTAACGAATGTCCAAAGAACTGGCATTTTTGGTCAGGCTTTTCTTGCCTTGCTTGTGCGTTGCAAAAACGTGTATACCTCCGCAATGGCTACTTCACAATAACTCCACAACTCTATACCTGCCTCGTCGGTCCCCAGGGGGATAAAAAAACCACTGCAAAAAACATAGCCTACGATATGGTTGTAGAAGCTCTCCCCACTCTTCCCATTGGCGCTGCGATGTGGACTTGTCAAGACATTGTAAAGAACATGGCCGCTGACGATTACGAACGTGTATATACCGACGAACATGGTACTCAAGTCTCTCACCGCCCCCTTGCCTTATTTGTAAACGAACTAAAGAACTTCATGGGCATCTCCCCAAGTATGATGATTAACTTCCTCACCGACATATGGGATAAAAAAATGTTCGATGCAGGAACTATTAAACGCGGATTAGAAGTAATAATGAACCCCTGTATAAACATCCTTGCATGTGAAACCCCCGAGTGGATTATTCAAAACCTAAAACTCAATATAATCTCCGGAGGATTCGCACGTCGTGTAATGTTCATCTTGGCAGAAGACGAAGGCAAACGTATTCCCTTTCCCGAAGTCTTACAAGACATGGCCCTTGCTCGCAAACGTTGTATAGAACACCTTCGTAAAATCTCCACAATAGTAGGGGGTTTTCAATACGAACCCGACGCTCGCGACTTCTATTCTAAATGGTATCGCGAACGCGTCATCCCCTCTGACTCTCCCATTCTCGGCTACTTAAAATCGAAACCAGAATTCGTTTTAAAACTCGCGATGCTCATAGAAATGAGTGAATACTCTCCACGTTTAATCATCCGCAAGGACTCAATAGAAGAAGCAATGGCACATTTGGAACTCGCTGAAATAACCATGCCTAAACTCTTCCTCGCCAGCGGTCGTAACGAACTCGCCCAACATCAACAAGCCCTTTTGGAACACATTAAAAAATTAAACGGAAAAATCTCCACCAAGGAGGTGAAGAAGTTTCTTGAAAATAATATGTCTCGAATGGAAGTTCTTTCTACAATAGAATGGCTGAAAGAAACTGATCGTTTAATCGAACGCGATCATATTTTATGGCTGCCTGAAAAGTACGGGGAGCTTTTAGAAAAACAGAAAGCGGCAAAGTCAAATTCAACTTTAACTTTAACTCCTCCTCCTACCCCTACCCCTTCTTCAATTCCCCAAGCGTAGGCAAGGGTTTATCCGTAAACTTAACCCCCATTTTTTCCCCCTCCCTAATTGTATCCAAAGCCTTATCAATACTCCCCAGTGAAACTTCAATCCCAAAACCTTTTATCATTGCAGCTCGTTTCTTACACAAGTTTATTGCTTCAAGTAATGAATTCCCCACACCCACGACAACACCCAAATCAGGCAAACCTATGGTTTGTGGTGCCACGTAGTCCTTCCCGTTTCTACGGACGTGAAATCTTAATTTTACATACTCATCAATTTCTTTTGGATAACTAATACTCTGTGTATTTTCAACCGCAAACTCACTATGAATAACAGCCATACAACCGAACTCGAACTTTTTCCTTGGTGTGGTACAAACACCACCGGCCCCGTCCCACAGAACTTGAGGCCAATTATCAAACAGCTCCTGCAACAACTCGTTACTCGGCGTGCCCAATCTGCAACAAGGATCAATGAAGTACGCTTTCTTATCCTTGGTGTAACGTATTTCACTACAGAAAAAGCCGCAGTAATTATCCGCACGGAATGCCGCGACCAGGCCAGCGTTCACTTTCTTAACTGGCTCTGCGAGTTCGTCATAAGTTTTAACACAACCGATCATTCCACAGTCCTTAACTTCATACGCCATCATTCCCAACTTGGGGAATTGACCTCTCACCGTGAAGCCGTCGTAACCAACCTCAACAGCGTCAGGGATTTCATCCTCAACAATAAATTCATAATCGTTTTTGACAATTCCCAAATGATGTTCCAAATCATCGAGCCTGGGTTCACTGAGAGCATAAGTCTCGTGTCGGAAGGTTTCAAAATCCCCACGGGTGAATGAAGTTTTTACATATTTATTTTCCACCTTCTTAAGGTGGTTTCTTAGTTTTTCAAAACCAAAAATATGTTCCATCGGCTGGACGTCCATTCCTTGCTTTTTTAACCATTCTTTAAACTCCCATCTATGAAGTTCCATTTCCTCACCGAAGCCGGCACCCCATACACGTTTGCCTTGGCTTCTCAACCGTTCTTGCCAGTCACTCTGATACAGATCAAGAAAGACCCAAAGGTCAACTTCATCTTCCCTGCTTTGCGGGTCCAGGATACGTTCTATCTCATCGAACCCACTCCCTATAACGAGCTGGCGCGACTGTACAAAAGCGGATTGATATGGTGTGTAGTAATAAACCTTTTTGAACCCCGAGGCGATCTTCCGTGCAAAGCTTATGAACAGCCCATTGTCTACTACACACACCGTCTTCGTCCGGAGTTCCCCCTCGGTGATTCCCCCCATGTTTGATTTTTCTTCTTCTTCTTTTTCTTTTTCTTTTTCTTCTTCATCTTTCTTCATAAACTTTCAATCTCCTTTTCATACGCTTCCCAATTGACCCCAAGAGTTTCAGCTAATTGCTTTTCATACTGCATAGCAATTTGATGCTGTTTATAATAAGGTGCAAGAACACAATCTCCCGGCTCTTCTACATTCCCAGGGAGACGCTTTGCTTCAAACTCAATATCGAATTGTGTAACCGCTTCTTCATCCACTCCGTCTTGAAGACACAACAACGCCTCGATCAACTCGTGTAAGATAATAAGCTGTTCATATCTTGCATCGCTCAAACGTGAACTGCGAATTTGCAAGACATTCTTATCATCGACCCACCAATCACCCACTGTAGGATAACGGTGTTTATCATGTTCAATTACTTTTGCATTGATGTTCATTAGTTAAAAATACTACTCCTTCCTTTTTTATTACCTTTTTTCTTCTGCACTTCCTTCACCTCCTCAGGACTCGTTCCCATTATTTGAAAGAACCTATTACTAACTTCCTGATTAGACCCCTTAGCCTTGTCATAAACATTTTTTTGTTCTTCATTCAAAGAACTATAAAACTCCTCCTCTCTTTCCTTACTTCCCGTGAACCTATACTTCGCATAGGTTTCATAATACTTCTCAAGCTGTTTATCATTCTTTCCCCCTTCTTCTTTTAACCTTTCAATTTGCTCCTTAGCAACTTTCATATCGCCCCTTCTTAGGGCGTTATTCAAATCAAAATAATCACTCTCCGGAAAACTTCCTTCATCCTCCTTCACTCCATTAGCCTTCTTCCACTTCCTTGCAAGTTGCATCGTCTGTTGTCTTTCACTAGGTGCTATATCCACAGGGCCTATTAGATTATTTAACAACTGCCTTTCTTCTTGCGTTCCACCTTTGCCTTTTATATAATCAGCCACGCCCTGTGCTCCAATAGGACTTGGAAACACTTCGCCTTTAATCAACCTTCCAACCTGTCCTTCCTTTTTTTCCATAGGTCCAGTTAATCCATACTTCTTCTCCGTAATCCACGAAGCAACGGGTTGCATACCTGCACTTAGATGTCCTCCAAGTACATCTTTAAACGCCTCGCTAACTGAATCAACATCATCAACCTTACCTCCGAGAGCATCTCTCACAAGAGCCTTTTCAAATCCATGAGTAAGTTCAAAGCTACTCGCTGTAGGGTCAAGATAGAAATCTCCAATCTTACTATCAAGCTCGTGCCCTTCTTCCTTACGCATTGGACTTCCCGTGGTCGCTTCATTAATCAAAGCATTCAATGTAAGATAAGCAACAACCCCCGTGCCCATCATTCTCGACTGCATATTGAACTGTGGCCTGAGAACTCCTTCCTCTTTTAAAGTTCTAGCAGTATCATAAACTCCCTTCACCGCTCCCTTCACCGCGCCTGCTTCAAACCTCGCTTCACCTTCTGTCCAATTCGGTGCAAGGAAAAACAGCTGCGCCAGGTCACGATAACTGGCACGAGTCAATAAACCTTGTTTACCTAAATTACCAAAGGCCACATTTATATCATGGCTCACTTTTCTTGCAACTTCTCTTTCACTCAATTTCGGCCATTGTTTTCTATAAACATCATAAGCCTTATATCCAACATCTTCCATCAACCCCGCTTGAAAGACGTCAAAAAGATACCTTGTAAAATCCCCCGTAGCCGGAAGCTTTTCTGCCCAATGTTGATTGAACGCATCTGTCGTACGACCAGTATTAAACCCTTCAGTTGTTAGTAAATTACTAACCCTCTTTCTTCTTAACGCTTCATTTGTTTCTTCCTTTGTCCAACCTTCTTCTTTCGCAATAACTTGTATTTCTTCAGGACTTCTATCACGAATAAGTAATCCTTTAGTAATTTCAGGAAGCTTTCCTTTTACGACATCTCCAGCGGTTGCTTCCAAGCCCCTTCTTCCAATACGGGCCATGTGAACGGTATCAAACAACAGCTTGACGTGTTTTTGCACACCTCTAGCTTCCATCAACATAGGACCGATTTGACCCCTGGTGAAAATACTAGGATCGTAAATCGCAGTGACAATAGACTTATACCCCTCTTTCACAAGTCGCTTTGTTCCTGCGACATCTACCACCACATAGCCTTTGGGTATTTCCTGACCTTCTTTCCATTTCTTTAATATATTTTCTCCCGAATCAGGGTCTTTCATTCCTTCCATTAACTTATCAAACACTTTACTCTGCACATAAAGCTGTTGGCCTTTTTGTAAACGGCTTCTGAGCAATTCCAAAGAGTCAAAACTCCCCGCCTTTTTCCCCGCAATTAACCTATCCGCAAGCGTTGCAAAATTCCTTTTTTGAGTAAAGCTCGTCATGTCACTTGTATCATCCGCGAGGTGCATCATATAATTCGGCACATAATTTATATGATGTCCTGAGTCTCTTTCCCACTTTACTTCTTGATCTAAAGCTTTGCCGTATTTCTCAACATGCTTTGAGTATTTATCCCAGTTGTTTAAAGCCTCTTGAGCGTAACGAATGAATGCTTCTTTATCTTTACTTTCAGGAGCTTTACTTTTAACTTCATCCAATTGCTTTTCAAGAACTTTCCTATCTAATCCACTCTCTCTCATTAGTCCAATAGCCCCTGAGAGATTATCGTAAGCGGTTTTTGCCCGACGATAAACAGGAGATAGCCCGGCGGCTTTTAAAATCCGTTGAGGATCCTTTAAACCGAAATCACGCAATGCAGGGCCTTTTACATCGTTGGTTATTTCATTGGCTTTGTTTCTTGCGATGTTTATCGTAGCGTCTTTTGTACGTTTTATTTGATCAATCGCGGGACGACGGGAGGCCCATTGAGAAACTTGATCAACAAGTTTTTTCGTGCCGTTAACGACGGGTTCCATTAAGATAGAACCACTTTCGGGAGTTAGTTTTTTATGTGAGGTTCCTTCAAGCTTTCCAAGGTCTTCGAGATTTTCCTTCGTGATTTCTAATCCCCCATGTAACTGCTGCCACAATCCTACTTCCTCTCCCCCTCCTTTTCCTCGTCCCTTTTGTGTTTTCTCTGCCACGCCCTTTTCGCCACCTCCTTCAGTCCCTCCGGTTTGTTGTGATAGCTCATTCCTTTGACTGCCTTCCCGCCCTTGGAATGTTTCGCCTCGGTTTCCTTCGCCCAACGTTTCGCTATTTCCGGATGATTCGCGAACAGGAACCCCTTTTGTTTCTTCGATTTGAACGGCATTTTGTACTCCTTCTTTTACTTGTTGTGGTTGCTGCGGTTGTATTTGTGCTGCTTGCCTTGCACTCGGAACTGCCTCTGCCTTCGCAGGACTCCCGAATGAAATCTTCCCACCTTCTACATTTTCAATAGGTTTACTCTCCAACTCACTAGTCGGCTTTACAATCTGTCTCGCCTGCAATCTCTGTTGCAAACTACTTAACTCCTCCTTGCTCAACTCAAAGGGGGCATTCACTCCTCTTTCACCAATAATCGGATACCTTTCCCCCTCAGGCATCTGTCTCACTTTCTTTTCAATATCCTCCTTCTGTGCGTGGGCCATCTCACTCCGCTTCTGTGCCTCTTGTTCGAACTTCAACTTTTCAAAAGGACTCATTTGACTAACATCCGCCATCGGCACTGATTCATTTCCGCCTTCAAATCTAACTCCCGGACCTATCTGTCTTTCCGGTGGGACTCTTCCTTGTATTTGATCCACATCACTAGCTGTGGTCTTTGCGTTTACATCCCCGACATTTAACTCACTTCCCATCTTAGGCTTAGGCTTGACTAAACTCTTCGCCCCCAACGCGGCTAGAATCGCATCCGCAGTACTTACAGTTCTTTCTCCCAGAGTTTTATCCGGTGCCGCTGCCTCACTGGCAGCTTGCGTACCTCCCATTGCTAGGCCTAATCCCATTAATAACTTAGCAATCTCTCCCCCACCAATTGCAGGAAGCTGTGCAAGAGTCTTAGGATCAGTCAGCATATCCGCAAAGTGACTCGGAAGGCTTTGTAATCCCTCTCCAATTGTCTGTGGCTTTGGCTGACCCCCGCTAAACTTAGTTCCTACAACTTCAGGTACTACACTTCTTCCTACTGCCGCATTTATCGTATGCCCAGGAATATTATACGGGTCACTCAATTCCTTTGTAACTTGCTCAGCTCCTGTCAACGTCGGTACCATAGCCGCTATGAATTTGTCAAGAGGGCTTATCTGCAATCCAGTCGGAATCTGTTTTAGATTTCTACTCCCTGATTGCAAAGCCCCTGCGGGTTGAATGATATCCTCCTTTGGAGCGACAAATCCCCCGGTGCTTTTCCCACTAGCGGATTGAATTAACTCAGTCTCAGGTGCAATGAATGGCATACATTTATTTATTTATTTATCTGTTATTGTTTAACCGCAACATTCCCTTGAGAATCAACGTATCTCGTACCCTTCGGCAAAGCACTATGAGCCTCTTGTGAATCAACCATTATTGGAGGAAGCATTGCCGTGAAACTATTTGTAACAGGCACCTGACTAACATCAGGTTTGCTAAACCAACCTCCGGGAGAATTCGTTACCGAATGTGTACTGATATTCGGACTTACTTTTAAAACATCCATAAGATGTTGGAACCCTGCAAGCGTCGCACTATTAGGCACTCCATTTGTAGCCGCCTGGTTCATCGTATTAAAAATCTGTTGTTGAATACTAGGATCGACTTTTACCTTCGCCATATCACTTTCAGGATTTGGTAATTGATTCTTCACACTACTATCCACAATTCCTTGCAACGCCCTTTGCAACTCCATTTGACTCGCAGGACTCATCATCTTCGGCGTTGCAGCTTTTTTCTCCCCGGCAGTTTTCTTTGCATCAAACTCATACTTCTTTTCCTCACTAGCATCTTCTTTCAACCCAAGTCCAATATCAGTTTGATTCATGCGACGCTGGGTATTTTCTTCCCTTTGTTTTAAAATATCCTGTTTCTGTTTAGCCAAAATAGGTACCTGCCCCACTTGTGCTTCGTGTAGTTTACTCAACGACTTTTGCTCATCTACCTGTCCTTGCAATAATGCAAGCTGTAAAGGAAACTCCGCCGCATCTCTTCCCGCTTTGTCTTTCTGCATTTGAATCTCCGCACGGAGTCTCGGCAATTGAATCAACGCCTGAGATAAAGTATCCCCAAGACCTTGACCAAATTTACCAATGTCTTGCCAGGGAGAATAACCAATTAGTGGCATATATTTATTTTGGTTGCTTGTTTACTTATTGCTTTATATTTGTTAAACGGTTTATTGCGTACCCACTCCACTCTGGCCCCACGTTTGCAAAAGATTTGTAAAAGGATTTCCTCCCAAGAACTGATCAGCTGCATCCGGTGTATTAGCCGCTATCGTAGAAAAAGGTACATTTTGATACAACTGTTGTTGCGACCCCACCGCCGAGGTATTCGCTCCATTATACATTGACGCAGCAGCGCCTCCTGCACCTAAAGCAGCTCCAATTGTCTGTCCAATCCCCGCAAGTTCATTACCTGTTTGACTCGCTTGTTCTTCCATCGGGCCGAGGGTGCTTGCAATACCTTGTGCACGTGCATTATTCAATCCTAAAGCACTATTTGCAGTTACATCCTTTAAATACTGTTGCAAGGAATAATTCGTATACCCTTGGTTCTTAGCCCCTGCTTGAGTCCCAGCGGCAATCTTAGCCCCCGCGGCGCCACTTGTAACATTAGGTTTACTTCCTCCTCCCCCACCGATAATATCTTGCAATGACAACTGTCCCTGCAACCTATTATCTTCATTCAAAGCTTGGTCTTGTCCTTGTTTAATCTGACTCTCCGCAGCTTGAGGTGTGCTTTTATCCAAACTCTGTTGGAATATATCTCCCCCTTGTTTAGCAGCGCCTTGTTCCTGTGCGATGATATTCGCCGCGGCTTTGTTCATCGCTGCGACGTCTTCCGCATTTGCTATTGTGGAAAAGATATTGCTTATTCCACTACCGACCATTTGTGCCCCACCTCCCATACCCATAGATACCTCGCTTTTTTAATTGTTAAAATTGTTTTTATTTATTTACTTTTACTTATCCATTAACATTGTAATTGCCCCCACCGCTGCCACTTCCTCCACCCCCACCACCGCCTTGATTACTTAAACTCATTATTGAATTCGCCCCCGTCGTGGCACCAGTAGGAAGCACCGTACCACCTTGTGTCGCAGGCGTGCTATACGCATTATTTAACTTTCCAGCAAGCCAAGTATTAGCCCATTGTTGAAACATATTTCCAATCGGAGCCAACACACTAGGAGCTTGTAAACTCCCCGCTTGTGCAATAGCTTGCCCCGCAACTGTCGCAGGATTTGCAGCCGACTGTGCTTGGCCTATTAAACTACTCTGTTCATTTGCAACCTGCTCTTGAAGACTTTGCTGTGCCTGCTGTGCCTGATTTGCAACTTGATTCGTACTTCCTGCAAGCTGTTGCTGCAAACTCGCATTTGCTTGATCAGCCGCGCCAGATTTACCCAATCCCCTATTCGCCAACGCCTCTTGCGTTTCTTGATTAGTCTGTTGAAACTGTTGACCAACTTGTGGCAATGCGGCATCTTCATACGCTTGTCCTCGCTGTTGATAAAACTTAGGAGTGAATCCTGAAAATGCACTATTGATATTTCCAACAGCCTGATTTACTTGCTGCTGCTGTTGTGCATTTTGAGCCGTCGCTTGACTACCGACATCCGTTGATCCAAAGAGTCCCATATTTTTATTTAGTGAATGATTAGACTTTTAGCATACAGTTGCACATTAGCCACATCTGTATAGCCAACGCGAGTTAAAAAAGGGCGCAAAGGAGAATCCACTGTGCAAGGAACTAACAACCCCCTATTGCCGATAGCAGATAAATGTCCTTCAACAAATTCATTTGTTTGCTTTGATTCTCTCGCTGTGACTTTTTCAGAATGCAACCAAAACAATACACTGGGAAGAATTGACAAACAGCCAAGAATCTCGCCCTCTTTATTGTCTCTGCGAATAACTTGCGTAGGCATAAGTGGCCGATGGTTTTTATCAGCCTTTGCCGCGGCCAGCACTGCTTGAAACTCTTCTTCATTTTGAATGTTTCTAATGTGCATACTTTTAATCTTTCTCGTTTTCCATTCTATAATGAAAGGTTAAAGCCCCAAGCACAGCCGCAGTACTTCCAGTAGTCTGTGCCATAAATCTCACCTGATATCCTTCCATGTTTGTACAGACCTGCGACTGCAACTGATAAGAAGGTATATTCGTGGTGAAAACTAACTGCATCACAGCATTCAACTGGCCTGTTTGTGCTGGCTGCCCCGGACCGACCATTCCTACATATAGATTCCATCCACCACTAACATCACAATCAAGACTCTCCGCTGCTTTTAAAGTCCCCGGATGCTTGAAATCAAGAAACGCCGTAGCGGCAGTAGCCTGCGTCGCGTCATACGTATTATTATTCGCTCCTCCGTATATGTAAATCCCATTTGCAGTATTGATATAAACTTGTCCATTGTATATTTCAAACCCCGTTGGAACAATAGTAAGTACCTGAGTTAAATCCGTAAGCGTACTACTTCCATCAGGAGTTCCTGGGTATGTAATATACAATTGAAAAGTAGGAGCTACGATATTTTGCGAAGTATACCAATTTACTCCTCCCTCTCCTACTGAAGTCGCATTACCTTTCACCCAGGCATATGTATGGCCAGGTACTGTATTAAAGCTAACAACCGAACCTCCAGTAGTCGCAGGGGTTAAAGGAGAAAAGATAGTAGGAGTATAAGTACTCCACGAAAGAATCTGTATCGTCGGGAAGTAACTAAAAATATAAATCAATCCATTAAGATACAACCAGTATCTTCCTGTTGTAGGATCAACAATGGAACAAGCCCCCGCTGCACTGTTTATTCCGTTCGCGATTAAACTCGCTTGGATCAATGAATCAATAGCACTTCCCAAATCGTTGACAAAAGAAAATCCAGTAATCTCTCTCGCGCGTAAGCTCCTCACTCCTGTGTAATGAAGATATAAAACATCCAAATCTCCCATAGGTTGAACGCTATTCGCAGCAATAGTTCCTGAATTCTGAATAGTTTGAACTAAATCCCACTGCAAAGGATCGGCATTTGTTTGCCATATTTGAATACAGTTCTGACTAAAGAAGGCAAGATTACCTTGGAATTCTGCAACAGCTATTAAATTCGTCGACTGTCCATTTACATCGCTCAATTGAACATAGCTATTGCCAATTCCTGTAAGACTATTCCACGATGCCGCATCGTCGATGCTTGAAAAATACACTGTATCTTTTGCAAGTACATATTCTTTCTTATTAAAGGTAAAAGCAAAAGTCGGTGTAATTCCTGTAACTGTGCCATAGCCCAAAAGCGTCTGTGAGCCTGAGGTTAAATCTGTCACAATAATACTATATCCATCCCCTGTTTGTATAGTAGCGGCTCCAGTTAAATTGAACTGATAAAACTCTCCAATTCCATCAAGAGGATCAATTCCGCCGGTGATTGCGGTGCAAGTAGTAACAAGCTTTTGAGAAAGCGTAATGCTCATATAAAATTACTTTTAACTCAATTAAGGTTGATATACAGTGACACCATTGCTTGTTGCAGAGTTTCCTTGTGAATCAGTAACGACACAGACCCATGCAGTTAAATCACTACCCGCTGTATCATTGCGATAGAATTGAACTGATTGAGCTGTGGGACTCGATACATAAAACCCTGTCGCGCCGTTTGCAAATTGCCATGAATAAGTATAAGGAGGGTAACCGCCAATGACAGAACACGTGACAATCACTGGTGAAAAGGTAGCAGTGATGTTATTGTTGCGTGTAAAATTAACAGATGTAGGACTAACCGACGCAATCATTAAATTAGTTCCTACACTTCCTACACCTAAGTAACTATTGGAGTCAACAGAATATGTTAACGTTTGTGAAGGATCATTATTCGTCGTAACGATATTCGAAAGATAAAGTATATTCCCATCAGCAACAGCGAGCCAAGTTGTATTAACTCCTCCCGTTGTATTTGAATTTATATCATTTGCAATAGCTGTGACCAAAGCAGGAATGGTGGTTAAAAACGGATGGGCCCCTGTTATTAAAGAAATTCCATTAAACGTTAAAGTTGACAACGAAGCAGTAGATGTCTGTGCACCTATCGAAAAGATTAATCCTAAAAATCCACAGCAAATACCCACTGCTGTTACACTAATATTCGCATTATTAGTATAGCTGTTAAAACTCGTTGCATAGATGAAAATCGTTTGATTCCTATTCTGCGCATAAAACCCACTACTCCCTTGATAACTACTAATGGCTGAAGCCACGCTGTTTGCAAACTGTTGAATAGTTTGCTGGGAGGTCCAAATAACAGGATAGGGAATTAAAGAAACTGTATCCGCCCCGCCTGTTAAAGTAGCCGAAACAGTCAAATAAGCACTTGACGTACTCATGCTTATTGCATTCCCTGCTGAACCTGGGAAACGGGCAATTATTTTATAAACACCCCCTTGAGTCGAAGGCAGGGCAGAAGCTTGAGTATTCAAGCTAGACACTTGATAATTGACTCCGTAAATTCCTGTCTGATTAATAGCGGCTATGAGGTTTTGTAAAGTGTCTTGTATAAGACTTCCAATTAAAACACTTCCTTCAGCAGGAGTCCCAGGGAGTGTTGTAACAAAAGTATACAATGTTGATCCAATAATAATTGTATCGTTATTGGATAAATTAGTTCCAGAAAAAGCAATCTGTCCTGACGCTGCTACTGGGCCTACAGTAATCGCCGTGAGTTGATTGGCTCCTACTATAGTTAAATGGGCCGTGTTATTCCCAGAGACGGGAGCGCCTCCTGTGGGGGTAAAAGTAAATCCTGTAGTATCTCCAAACATGTCAGGATCATCAGGAACTATTGAAATTATAAACAAAGTAGGCAGCATGCTTAAAGTAATACCATAGGTTGAGCCTGAAATAAGTACAGGTGCTGCTGCGGTTACACTCAAATTGGCAGTGATTTGTCCTGTGTTCCAAGTAGTAATTCCAGAGTAGTTCACCCCTGGAGTTCCTTGAGCCGTTATTGCCAAGTATAAATTATTCAATGTAGTTTGTACATCAACTCCAATCAACACGTTGATGTCCCAATCACCTCCGCTTACATTAGAAACACCCGCCGTTGAAAGGGATGCAACAAAAGTATAATGAGCCAATGAAGTTCCATGACCCGTGAGTCCTGTATAGATAAAAACATTCTCACTAGTTCCTGAAGGCTGTGTAGCCCCATTACTACTCAACACTCCTGTAGCTACTGTAGACGAACTTGGCACACCTGCGACGATTTGAAACTGTCCTTGTGCTTGTGCTCCTTGTGTAGGAGTCGTCGTGGGAGCTTCATTTACAAATGAAAGCCCTGGAATAAGGTTTTCCACTGCGCCACTTGTATTTAACGTGCGTGCTGTTAAAGTAAAAGAAGGATACTTAGCCAAGGACAATAGCGAAGCAATAACATTCGCATTTGCAGCGGCGCAATAATAAGTATTATTATACCCAGTACCATGATTAACCGCATTATACAAATACGAAATTGTCTGATAAACATTTGTCCCAATAAGTACTTGACCCTCTACAGCTGAAAGCACAGAAACAAAAGTATAAGTCTTTCCTCCAATGAAAATTGTTTGTCCATTACTAGGATTCGTTTCTTGGGCACTTGCTAATACCGCAGTGGGATAGGTAGTATTGCTTCCAGTAGTTATATTAAACCCCGAAAGACTTTCTGTTATCACTTCTACATTATAACTTCTTCCCGGAATACCTAATAAATCCATCTCTGTTCCATTAGAAATAGCTGTGTAGTCAGATGTATTATTAACAAGACTCGCTATTTCTTGCACTACACTTGTATAGGTAGTTAAATAAGGAAGCACCAGCCCTGCAACAAAGTCCGCAACTAGCTGTCCGTTGTAATAACAAAAAGTCCCAGCAGCTCCAAAGGTTGCAATTACAAAAGGAAGTCCTCCAAAGCATCTAGCCATTACCACAGCAGTCATCCCACTAATTCCATCCGGGGCTATTAACTGCTGATAAGTAACTCCCCCAGGAACTGTCACACCCGCTACTGAAAGGCTGCCGAATGTCATTAATCCGACAGAAGTAGCTACAAGGCCGAAACAATTCGTGGTGTTCCCCACTAATGTTATTGCTTTTCTTTTCTCGATCTGGCCTCCTTGGTTGATGTGACAGTCAGTCAAAGTATCTAACGTGCCCGGTTGAGAGGTAAGCTCAGAACGACGGGTGTCAAGTCCTGGTTTGAAGTTAGATATTTGAAAATAAGGCATATTTTTATCTTAGGAGTTAAATTGTTTACGGTCTTCTTCAAAAGAAGACCAACCTGCGAAACGAACACCTTCGTATATTTCAATGATAAGTGCCTCGTGAACTTGCAAAGATTTCATTGCTTCTTTTAAAAGTTCGTCGCAGGATTCTTTAGAAAGTTCTGCAAGCGTGAGAATTTCTACCCCTGCATTTAAAGTTGTTACCTTTCTTAGGGTATTCCTGTAAGCTGAATCGTGAAGGAAAGCAGCCTTCCAGTAAGGACCGAAGGGAGGAATCATCGGCCACAGACCGGAAGGGGTTGATGCACCATCGCTAGTGGCACCAAAAGGGATTTCAAATAACGTGCCATCGTTTGAGAGATAGCGAACAGCTTCGAGGAGAGTGAAGTTCCTCCCATCCTCAGTAGAGACTTTAAACTGTTCTGTTTGAAATCCTTGTCGCATAGGTCAATAAGTAAATCCAAGGCCAGTCTCAAAGCAAGGAGTGCGAGAGTTCTTGCCTTCAGTAAACAAAGGAATCGAAACTCCAATGAGTGCAAAGGTGTTCTTGGTGAGTTTCTTCTCAAGCTTCAACTCAGGCTCGATCACATAAGTATTACGATACCATGAATATCCAGATTCAACTTCAATACTCGCTTGAGTATCGAAATGCTGAATAAACGCATAGCCAGTGATAAGTTGGGCAGAACCAATAGTAGAGCCAACACCCTCAAACTGAATACTACCACCCAACAAAAACCGAGAGTCGATGTGGTATTCAGCATTGATAACATCAGTCGCTCCTTGACTAGTGACTTGCTTCCACGAAGAAGCGGCTTCAATTGTCACAGAAGACCAGTCGTAGTTCGTATTAAACGAAGTAAGATATTCCTCAGCACTATTGAAGAACGTCGGGATGTTCGTTACTTGCGCCTTGCTTGTCAAAACAAGGCTTGCGATCAAACTAACTGCTAATACTAACTTTTTCATTTGTTTTGTCTTTCTCTTGTTGTTGTTTACCATTACGGAATTGTCCAACAATTCCGTTCAATCCACCATTATCCGTCCACCATTGCCAAACCGCGGGCGTAACAGCCTTGACCTTACTCCACTCTTTGGCAATCCAAATGCCGAGGAGTTCAAAAAACTCACGATGTTGAATAATGAAAGCGATCATTTTGCAGTGTGAAATGTAACATATAACACTGCTACAATATTAACAGTAAGCGTAATGCCTACTCCGATGAATACAAGTCTGGCTAATTGCCAGATTGCTTTTTGCATATCGTGAATGTTCATTTGTAATTGTTCAACTTTGGCTTCGAGCCTCGCCACACGTTCCCCTTCAGTGCTCATATTTGTTTATTGGTTTTTAAGTTCATGGCAGCGGATATCCATTATTAAGGATAAGTCGCCATTGGTTTTACCACATAACTAGACGACGTGTTGCTATACACAATAGCCATCTGCCCATTCGTCCACACACCAAACCAAACGTTGGTTTGCGTAGCGGAATAGGCCGGTACTAGAGACCAGTTGAAACCCGCTGCCGTATTCTGCGTTCCAACGAATCCGTTCGTACTGGTGATGTAGCCGGAAGCAATTAGTTTACCCGTGACATTCACCTGTACTACGCCCGGTCCCCCCAGCAGCACAGAATTATCTACGTTGTTTACGGCGTTGTAGCCGATGGCTGTCCGGTTGAGCGACCAGTCGCTTGATACGTTCGCCCCGTACCCGATGGCAGTATTATAGCCCTCGTTTGAATAATTACCGACCAACGCATTATAGCCGACGGCAGTGTCGCCGCTCTGACTGTTTTGATTCATTGAGTTGGCTCCAACCGCCACGCTGTTGAACGCTGCGACCGAGCCGGACCCCGTATTGGAGTTCGTGCCCATGGCCCCGTGGCCGATGGCTACATTGTAGTTCCCACCCACATTGTAATTCATCGCCGATGCTCCAATCGCTACATTATACCCGCCAGTGTTGTAGTAGAGTGAATTGATGCCAATCCCCAAGTCATATGTACCGGAGCTACTATTGAGTGAATTGTACCCAAGGCCCACACTAAAAACACTAGCACTGTTTTGCATCGAATTAAACCCGACAGCCACATTGCCGTTCACTCCGGCCGACACGCCGTGCATCGCCCCGTATCCAAGTGCCGTATTGGCCAGGGAAGTGTTGGTGCTGTTCCCTGCATTCCCCCCAAAAAAATAGTTGTTTTGTAAGGGTTGAGCCTGGAACAGTTCGACCCCATCAAATATGATGTCATTTGCGTTAATCAGTTTTGGACTGCCAGCCAAATCTTCAACCAGCGAAGCCCGCGTCACAAGATTAGATGATAGCGGCACAAACAGAGAACTGCCTGCCACACCCGCGTAAGCCCCGATACCCATCACCAAATACCCCTCGTCATTGTAATGCACCGATCCATCCGCCGCGATCAGGGAGACCGGCGGAATGTCATTCGACGCCGCCCATATATCCAACGGAAAAGCCGGATTCCCATGCGAATGGATGAAATGATAAACATCAATATAGTGGTTCGTAAAAGTGGTGGCCAGTTGCATGTTGACATTGGTAATACCTGTATAATTGGAAAATCCATTACCCCCGGGATACTCGTTGGTGGCGTTAAGAACTGACATCACCCAGTAGTTGGATGGGGCATGCACGTTGATGCAACTCCAAATGTTTGAAATTGTGACGCTTGGATTCGTATAGTTTATATCGTTTGGCAAAGTGGTGTCATTCCGCCCCATCATAAAGATTGTCGGCAAGTTGGAAATGCTTGGTGTATTTGTCCACATTGCCAGATAATTGGAAGTAATCAGCGTTGATGAACCGCCAACAAAAGCGAAGTTGGTCGCCAGGCAACCGGCCATGGCGCTAAACGCCTTCGGATAGTTCATATAGGTGCCTTCATACCCGGCCGTCAAACTGTCACCGACAAAAACCCATGTGTTCGTGGGTGAAATCGGCGCGTTCAAATTTGTTGCCACATTCAAGTTGGTCAGGCCCGCGCCGTTGCCATTCACCACCCCTTGCAGGATTGTATTGGTGATGTTCGCATTACCCAGCACCACCTGCGGTCCTAAAACTGTCACGCCTTCACCTATAGCAATTCCAACATCTGTGGAAGCCCCAGCACCAATGGCCACACCATTTGGGCTGGTTACTAATGCATGGGAACCAATGGCCACACCATTGGTTCCGTGCAGAAAAACGGCGGCGGAATAACCGATGACTGTTGATGCAGGACCATTCGCAGCAGATTCTTCACCTGCTGCGAAGGAAAAATCTCCAGGTGCGCTGGCGGCGATTCCGAATGCTTCGCTGCTTGCACCCCACACACCGGGATCAATCGAATAGAATGCAGACCCCGAATTTCCCCCGTTCGTTAAATTTGATCCGGCAGTCACATTCAAGTTGGTCAGGCCCGCGCCGTTGCCATAATAAGTTTGCCCGGTCGGCAATGACACGCCAGTAAGGGGAATGACGCTAAACCCGGTATTTGTAGAAATGATCGATTCGCCAATATTGAGCGAATTTGCCCCTGCGTGGTAAATACTGGCCACTTCTCCAGCGGAAAGGCAGTTGGTGAACCAGGCCACCTCGTCCATATATCCATAGCCACTGTATCCCGAGCCACTCAGAGTCAGAGTCGTTTCGCCAGAACCATCCAACTTGCCGCCAATGGGGACAGGAGGCAGCGCAATGCCATTGGTGTAAATCGTCATCTGCTCCAGGTTGGCTACAACCGCGACATGCACCCATTGGTTCATTGGTAGAACAGCCGCGAAGTATCTGTAACCCTGGGAAAATCCGAGTTGAAAGCCATGTCCTGATGTGGAATAGAATAGATCCCAAGCACTTTCGCGAACAGGGTTAATATCAGTCCCAGCGTTAGTAGTGATGAAGAACCAACCCGAGTACGACCAGTTTGTGAACACGTTAAGATTATAGGCCGGACTTGAGGCGGTCAGCACGGCGATAGACTCACCAATAAAGCTAACCGCCTGCATGGATTCTCCATTTGCGACATAGGATTCAAGTCCTCCATAGACAGAGGCATTGTTTCCCCCCACGACATCATTCAAGTTCCAATTAAATGGCCACCAACTTACCAGACAATTGGTGACACTCGCTAAGACAAAGTAACCGTTGGTGTTGCTGTTGTAAAGGAAATTGAACCCACCAAATGCCGTCTGTGGTACCGGCGTAAGATTATTATTTACCAGGATGTTACTGTTTGTTGCAGCGAACTTTACCGAACCACCGAACGTCCCACTAAGCACATTCAAATTTGTTGCTGTTCCGTTCAAGCTGGAAATATACGAAGAGCTTGGCGGAATAGTCAGATTGGTCAGGCCGGAGCCGTTGCCCTGAAAGTTTGTGCTCGTGACTGTGCCGTCCGAGCTAATAATAACCGTGCCGTTAGGCAAGGAAAAGGTGGATGCAACAAGATTGGTGCTGCCAGCCACATTCAAGTTGGTCAACCCAGAGCCGTCACCTTGTTGCGCAATTTGTTGAAAAACCGGGATCATGTTGGTGAATATCTGGGCCTCGCCCATTTGATTAGGATGAATCCCATCACCATAATTATTATTGGCATTCCAGTAGCCATTGTCGTTCGGGTCAACTGCATGTGCCGCTTCAATAAACCCGGACAGCGGCCATGGAACAGTGCGAATCCAGTTGTTGTACTGTATGCGGATTGCCTCCTGGTTCGTGTCCCTTAAGGAGGCTGAGTTTGTGTAAGGGAATGTACTGCTGTCCGGTGTCAGTGTCCAGCCATATACCTTTTTCCCAAGCTTGTAATCGTTGAGCCATCCAGTGACAGCCAAATTGGTTAGGGTCGAAAAACTGTCGAAATTTTGGACTAAACAATCATTTACTCCCAGACAGTTCAACACCACGCTGGAATTAAGCGCGAGTTGATTGTTGATCGGATTAGTGTTTTCGACATAGAAGAGATTTCCGGAAGTGGCTAGGTTCATCAGCGGGATACCGTATGCACTGGCCAAGACTGAGGCCGCATTAACTGTGTAGTTGAAACCTGCCAGTTGGGGACTGGAACCAGAACTGATGGAATCACCACGCAAGGCAATGCTGATTGGTGGAGTGATCGCGTTGTCCGCCCGTTGGGCAATGATGCTAAAAGGCGCGACGCAGTAGGTTTCACCATCTGGAATGGTTCCAGCCAAGTATAGATTCGGGGCATCGGTGGCAATAATGGCACCTCCTCCAAGTCCAATGGTTCCAAGACCATTGAAGTAGTTGTCGACGGACACCACTGACGCCTCGACCAAGCTGCCATTCGTCGTGGTCGCATACTCACGAATGTAGAAATTGGTATTGGCCGGTATGACTAGCCCTGCCAAAGTGTCCGAGAAATAGTTTGTCTTTCCCGGCGTCACCAGCATATTACTGTTCCCACCCCAAGTAAACGGGGTCATGGTTCCAACCGGGTACTCGACCGAGGCGTAAACCGTGTAACTGTTGGAGAAACTAATGTCGCCTTGTCCTTGTTGGTAATATCCAGGAACGGAAACAGCAATGTTTTTGAGCGGAAAATATCCAGACTGATAAGGCTTTCGAGTCATGCAGGCCATGTTCAAACCAGACGGGGTGGTTTGGTTTGCAGTTGCTGAGATCGTATAAATCACCCCACCAAAAAGTGTTGTATAAGGAATCTTCGACTGCACGGCAGAAACGGCGATACCATAAACAGCATTGCTACTGAGGCTTTGCCCGGGATAGTTGCTACTGAGGCTTTGCTCGGGATAGGGTCCGTTAGGATAGGCGACCACTTCATTCACTATTGCCAAGAAAAGGCAACTCAAAGTTAAAAATTTCTTCATAGTATTGATCTATTTTAGATTCTTACATTTTAAATAAAGAATGCCAGAAGTGTCATAGGAGTCCCAGCAGCGGCTGTATAAGTCTGCGCAGTAGAACTCACATAAAGATAACAGCCTTGATGAATTGTTCCTGAAATATCCTGACTCATGACCGGCTCGCCGTCGCCAAAAACAAGTGGGGGTAAACTGCTTCCATTAGTAAGAGCCCACTGTTGTATGGGTGCTGCACCTGTTGCAGGCGTCGGAGCCGCGAAAAGCATCAAATATACTGTTCCTCCAGAACTATTAGTTCCCGCAATTTTCAACAAACGATGCTTTGCACCCGAAGCATTGTCCACCCATACGGTAAGATTTTGCACAGCAGCCCCTGTTAAAGTCCCATTGCTGTTAACATTAGCTTGTTGCAATTCATACTCTTCAACATCCACGGACAAATCAAACACAGCTCCATCAGTCGGCGCTGTATAAGTATACTCTGTAGTGCTCAGAACAATAACCAAATTGCCTTGATTAAGTCCTGTGGAAGAAGCAACTCCCATTGACATCATATTCAATCCCTCAGGTTGATACGCAAAAGTAAATCCATCGAGATTAAGCACTTGCAGGCTTCTCAAGGGAACCGATGCAGCGGCAGGTACAGTAGCTTGAGCAAATAACTGAAGAAAATACACCGCATTCGCAGTACCTGATGAAATGAATCCTTCAATGTTAAATATCTTAACCTGCTGATTCCCAGTAGCAACAATCAAACTATTCGCCTGACCCGCTGCTTGGGTTATTCCATTAAAAGTTGAAACTGTTCTTGTCGGCATAACTATTTATTTTGTTAATTGTTAACTACTTATTTTTTATTTTCAAATTTATTTTGAATTATTCCCCGCAACCGCGATAGGAACAACTCTCTTTCTGTTCATTCTTTCATCCTCACCCCTACCGAAAACAAGTCCAATAGGATCACAAGGATAATTTCCACGAATGCTTGCAAGACGATCGTCGAACATTTTTTTAATAGCATCCCAATTGTCTTGTTTCTTTTTCTTTAACTGCTTCCACGAAAGACTCAAAACAATCAATTGATCGTCTAAATCCGCAGTGTCTGTAGAACTAACCAAAGGATCAAGCACTCTCTGTCCTGTGAATCTTACAACCTGTGCGGTTGTATTAATAGGCCAAAGCTCTACTTGATTCTCCCCGCTCCAACGCCAATTTTGAATAGGATCTTGAACATTCCCCGGCTGGTCTGAATTGAGATAATTATACTGCTCCGACCCAATCCCATAAGCTAGTGGATTCCAATAGTTTGTCCAGAAGACCTCGACCTTATAAGGACGCTCAAGGTTCATAGCTATCGCATTTCCTTCATTGTCAACAGTGGGGAAAGGTAGATAACGAGACCCAGCAGGGGCCAAAAGGTCGAAACGATCTTCAAGGAACGGCCAGTCGTACTGTCCAGCAAGCCACTTCTGTTCATCAGAAAGAAGCTGAAACAGTGACGACTGATTCTGTGGAGCCGCTGTTATGGCACTATCAAGCTGAGCTTGTAGCATCGTTAGAAGAACGGATAGCTGTGTATTACGTGCCATATGCTTAGAGAGGATTGAGTTGGAGCAAGGTGTTTGTTACTTTGTTGCTTACAAAGGAGTTGAAAGATCGTCCTTAGGAGGTTCGACCAAAGCAACAGGTTCAATGGGTTTAACTTGTGAAGCAACAATACTCGTGAGCAAGGCAATCTGCTGAGTGAGCTGACTGATTTGCTCCTGAGTTTTATCAATCTTCACAATGTGCTGTTCGCTCTTATCGTATTCAGCCTGTTCTTGAGGGGTGAGTCCGCGAGGAATCTTACTCAAGGGAAGAATCTCCTGGGGCTTACCCATTTTAGGCTGTTTAAGATCGGTTTCGAAAACAATCTTACCGGATTCGTCTTTCGGAAACTCATCAGGGATGATGTCCACAGACTCACCGGGGAAGCATTCTTTCGTCACTTTCTCTCCATAAACACGACAGAGGCGTTTGTACTCTTCACCTTTTGATTTTTTGGATGTCTCTTCCAAGAGGTCAAAGTGTTCGAAGGGGTTTGTGTAACCACCGATTTCATCACTCAATTTCACAGCAAAGAGCTTGCGGAGAACGATTGATTCAGCCGGGGTTACACGTTCCCGAGGAACGAATGACCATTGATTAACACGAAGATGAACGTTTGCGAGTTGCATTTTTAAAACTTTCTCTTTTGGAAGTTGCTTAGTGAACTCCAGTGATTGCTATTTTATCAATGGTTAAAACACCCGCCCCTTGGGAGTTAGGTTGAGCGGGAGTAATAGACATCAGACGAACCCGCATCGCACCTTGAAGAAAAGATGTAGGAAGGTTCGTTGTGAAGGTAATCACAGTGTTGTTCGTAGAACCAAAGCTGAAGGTGAACACATGCTGTGAGCCGACCCAGCCGCTGTCGCAGTTCTCCCCGTCAGCAGAAGTAGCGAAGACAAATGTGTCAAGGTTCGTCGAGGCTACACCATAGTAAGAAGTAGTATTCGTAGCATTAGCGGCGTAGGCACAATAATTAGTACCCGAACCATAAAGTACGTTCGTATTACTTCCCACTCCGCTTCCCACTTGAGTAGGAGAATAATTAGCCGGATAGGGCTGATAGTTATTTGTAATACCCACAGTGATCGTCAATGCCGTATTCGCACCGTAATCACCATTAAGGTCGGGATAAATAGGCACATCAACAATCGCCGGAGGGTACGTAAAGATAGAGTTCGTGAAGATCGTACTTCCATTCGTGGAAGTGTTAATCTGCACAGTACTCGCAAGGACGTTCTGGCTATTCCCATAGTTGTAAAACACAATGTTCGAAGCCGTGTTCCAAATATAGGGAGTGGAATTAGACACTTCCAAGAAAGTGCCGTTGTTGATGAAGTTGCCAACATAGGGACGAACAGCACCATTGCCGTTCTGCGCCTGAAGTTGAACCTCCGAAGAGAGAAGAAGTGCAGCGGTAGCCGCAATAACTCCAATCAGAGATGTGAAAGAAAAACTTTTCATATTGTTTTTGTTTTTGTTTGTTCTTATTGTTTGTTCT